TCGAACATCTTGAGAGTGAAGCACGTCAGTTGAATTTTCTGCCAAAGCAGAACACACTAGACGTATAAATAGTTATACCCTTATGGGTAATTTCATACATTGTTTATATTTAAGTTTATATTTAAGGAAATATTATGTCTTTTGCAAATCTAAAGTCCAAGTCTATGGACATCTCCAAACTTGTCACTGCCGCTACCGAAGCGTCAGGTCAGACAACTAACACCAACAAATACCAAGACGATCGCAAGTGGAAACCAACTGTTGATGAACAGGGTAATGGTTACGCCGTGATTCGTTTTCTTCCTGCTACGGAAGGTCAAGATCTTCCGTGGGTACGTTACTGGGACCACGCATTCAAAGGCCCAACCGGACAGTGGTACATCGAGCGTTCACTAACGACTCTAGGTCAGAACGATCCATTAGGTGAGTTGAACTCACGTCTATGGAACTCCGGTATCGAAGAGGATAAGGAAACTGCACGTCGACAGAAGCGTCGTCTACACTACGTTACTAACATCCAAGTTATTAATGATCCTTCTAACCCTGCCAACAACGGCAAGACTTTCATCTATGAGTTTGGTAAGAAGATCTTTGATAAGATTATGGATCAGATGCAACCAGAATTTCCTGGCGAAGAACCAGTAAACCCATTCGACTTTTGGGCTGGCGCTGACTTCGAACTGAAGATCCGTAATGTTGCGGGATATCGTAACTATGATAAGTCAGACTTCAAGTCTCCTTCTGCATACCTAGGTTCAGATGAGACTAAACTTGAAGCGGTGTATAACACACTATATGACTTAAACGAGTTTGTAGTACCGGACTATCCGAATGCACACGACGCCAAGTGGTTCAAGACTTATGATGAGTTGAAGAACAAGTTGGAGACCGTACTAGGTCTTGCAACTGGTGTTGGTGCAACTATCAAGAACGAGGCACTTGCGCAGACTGCTGAAGCGGCACCTATGCGTGAGGCGTCAGAACCGACTGTGGTATCTTCTCCTGCTGTTGAGGCTGCACCTTTGGTTGCAGCGGAAGCGGACGATACACTGTCTTACTTTGCGCAGATGGCTGCGGAGGACTAAAAATGGATACTAATATGATTATTCTAATCCTAGCGGGATTAGTCGCATTTGGTCTGATCTACCGATCAGTATCAAGTAAACCGGAAAAGACAACGGGTGGGGGTACTTCCCCTACCACTCCGACTCAACCAGATCAGTCTGAGTTGATGTCCTTAACAAAGGCTCAATTGGTTGAAAGGGCTAGTGATCTTGGAGTGTCTGTACCTAAATCTGCCAACAAGGCAAGGATCGTACAAACGATTATTAATATGTCCAATCCAAACTAATTGATTGTTTGGTAGTATTTGGGAGTCTTCGGACTCCCTTTTTTTTTATCTACCAAATGCTAAAATGTTTGGATCTGCACCGTCAGTTGAAGTGACTCCGGTATGTACATGAGTTTCACCCCCGCCTCCACCTGAAGTGTTGGTTGAATTGTTACTGTTATCCTGTATAATTATTGGATTGTCGCTTGTTTTATTATTCTCTTTTACTGCTTTATCCAATTCTGATCCAGTCATAGGTTTCACTGCGGCCGCATCTCCCTTCAGTATCGTTTCTCCCTTCAGTATATAATCAAACCCCTTGGCGTTTTCCGACCCAGCTGCAAGTAATGCTAAATTTTTAGGAGCAAGTGTCTCTAAAACTCTTGCTATTATATCTCCCAACCATTCCCTCAGATCTTTAAATGGTTTATTAATAGCAGTAAAGATACCTACAATTCCCTCGATGAAATCTCCAGATATTAATTTTTTAAATCCACCGATGAGATCTCCAAATATATCACTTGCATAGGTACCTATACTTTCAATTACACCAAATAATTTTTCGGATAATACCAAGTACATATCACTAAAACTAAAAGAGGAGAGATATTCTTGAATTCCTTCGAACCCAAGTTTTCCAGAAATCCATCCAATTGCGCCCTTAACCATATCCAATAGATCAGTAACAAAAAATGTAAACAAGTCGTCAACTAAATTTTTAAATGTGTCAAATATTCCAGATCCGCTTTTTATGCTATCGAATACTGACTTAACCGACACTATAATTCCTGCGATAGGATAAAATAATCTACCGGCAAGACCAGCAAAGGTTTTAAAAATACCGGAGAATTTCGACAGATATCCACCAACAGACTTAAATGTTTTTGTAATACTTTCAATAATTTTTCCTATAGGTCCTTTACCTTTACCCCCAAATAAGTCCTTCATAAATTGCAAGGCTTTACCTAATCTACCGTCTGGATTAATAGTGAATGCATTTTTTAAAGTTTTACCTACACTAGAACCTATCTCCTTTATCCTAGTTCCAAGATTTTTTATCCCCTCAACGAAACTAATGAAAAGTCCTTGTACGGGACCTAGACGATTGGCTATGCCGCCCAGTAACTTTGTAACAGGGGTTAGATATGCCATGAAGGAACCGAAGGCAGCGCCGAGAGATGCGGCTAAGAGACCACCAATAAGTCCTACGGATCTTAACATTTCTCCTATTCTAAGACCTTCCTTTTTTGGCTCCGACTCATTCTTATCATCCTTTTTAGACTCTGAAAGAGCACGGATGGCATCTAACAAATCATTCTGCCATTGTTGTTGCTCTCTCCGTTCTTCTAAAGAATCTCCTGTGGCGACAGGGTCTGGTCGAATCGGACCTACGAATGACGGATCTGGAGCTCTTTCAACGACTAAAGAATCTTTTTCAACAGAAACGCCCTTTTGCAGTTTGCGTCTAATGTAACCAAGATGACCAAACATTTGACTAAGGATATTTTCGCTACGACCAGTACGCATGACAACGTCTTCCATAACAGCTATCAATCTGTCAGAATTATCAATATTCAATCTGTTCTGGTCGTATTGTCCCGATCTAACAGATGCCATTTTTTGGTCAACTGATTTTAAGTTGTCGGACACTTCTTTGAGAGTAGACATTTATTATCCTTGTTGTTTCGCCCTTTCGTTTTTCTCTTTGATGTCTTCTATCAACATCATTAAGTAGATCTCTCTCTCCCACGGAATCATTGTTTCGACCTCTTCCAGTGAGTAATTAAAGTTGTTAAGAAGCTGGAAGTTAACTTGATAGTAATTTGTCAAGTTATCATGAGAGAGATTTACTAAAAAAAATCATCCATCCCCTTTAGTGTTCTTTCATTCGCATGGCCACAAGACGTACATTCAAATTTAACATCTTGTGTTACGCTAGGAACCGAATTGATAAATTCAGATACTTTCGCAAACTGATCTGAAGTCATAGAGTCAATGAATTCTGACACGTCTTCTTTTGACTGATCATTCATAGAGATTCGTTCTTCGTCTGTCAACACTGCTTCCATACAAACGACTAATAACTCCCATAGACCCTCTGTCGTTGTTTCGGTAGACAACAATGAATCATTGTTCAAGAACTCTTCATATGATGGATAACGCATCTGTATAGAAACACTATCAGTAATTTCGATCAGATTATTTGTTGTCTCCCCACTCATCTTAATGTCATCAAGCTCAACCGAAACCTTATTTGCTTCACCGCATTCACTACATGATACCTGAATATCTGCGGATTCGCCTACCGACTTGGCACGAATTTTTGTAAATAGATAGTCTACATCGAATGTAGTCAATGTACCTTCCAAAGGTTCTTCAACACAAGCGTCGATAGTTCGCAATATCGCACGTACCATATCTTTGCGCTCTTGTGTTTCATATGCAATCAGGAGGTTTTTCTGTTCCTTTACTAGGAAAGGTCTAAATGTAGTCTTCTGTCCTGTAGACGGTACTTCAATGCTATAACTTGGGTTTTCATTCAGTTTTGGTAATGCCATGATTTATCCTATAATGTATATTAAATTAATCCACCTAGATTTATATTGATACTAGGATCAAACAACTCTCTTTCATCCTTGATTACTTCATAGTCGGTATATGAAAGTTGTACAGTACACTCGACCAATTGACCGTCATTAGACAGTGGGATTGCTGCAATAGATGTTGGAAACGCCTCTATTAGTTTTACACTGTATATAGACTTATTTCCCACATCTAGATTTATATCAAATGGACCTATATCGAATCCAAATCTTGCTAAAGGTTTTTGTAGTTGGCGAATGTTGACATCAAAGGTGTAGTTGTTCTTATAGTTAACCTCACCTCTTTTTATGTCGGTGTATATTAACTTGGTCCATTCATCAAAGTATCTACGGACACCATAGTCATTCAGCACATAGAAAGTCATCGTGACATCCTCTACACCAAATCCATTCACCACCTTCTCTTGAAATATACCGACTGTCCTATCCAGGCTCATCATTTGACGGCCAGGCAGACTTACCTCTTTACATAAGACATTAAGTGTGTCCGATGAGGTATTCTTATCCAAGGTAGGTAGATTGACCGCGAACTGGTTCGCCATTGCGATACCATTCTTTGCTATCAGTTTACTTTTTAACTCTTCTATTCCTGCCATTTCTATTCGCCTATCATCTGTTTAGAGTCGTAGTAGACCTTCTTAGAGTTTGCCTTACGGAAGTCTGCGGTCGGTAGGAATGTAGCGATCTCCCACTCTGGTGCAGGTACCATTGCGAACTTACTTTGTACGTGTTCATTCAAATAATGTTTGAAGCACGGTTTAAAGTACTTCAACTTACTTGTCTTGACCAACAACTCATACGACATCTTGAATCGAGTAGAACTGTTGAACTTAGTATTCGTGGTGATATCCATCAACGCATCCAACATCTTCGCACGTAGGATAGGTGGAAGGTAGTGTAGGTTCAACCCATAGAACCCACCTTCTGCCGGACCTACTACGACGACTAATGGAAATGTGTCATAGTACGGTAATGTATCTTTATGTTTCGGATCGTAGAAAAACATGTACATACTACCAACGATTTCTTGACCCGTTTGCTTCAACGGATCTTCTTTCATCAAGGCCTCGCGCTTGATACTGCGCATATTCTTGATCTTCTTACGAAACCATTCTCGCGATTCTTTGGTACGAGGAGTAATACCCGCACGGAACGCTTGTAGTTCTAATCGTTGAAATATGTTAGACATGTCGCTACCGTAAAAAATTCGTACTTCTATTTATACCGATTTTTTCTTCTTTCTGAACGGCGGTAGTTTCTTTAGTGGTTTTTTAGTACGCATACGTTGGGTAGACTTGGGCATGATACCCATAGCGGTGAGTTCGTTCTCTGTCCATATCTCAAAGTGGTACCCTCTATCCTTTGCGTATTCGGATGCTGCCTTCCACTTGGATTGGTTCTTGACGTACGTCATACCTTCGTTCAATAGAGTGTGACGGGACTTTCCCTGCTTGCGTTCAGGACGTAGGGTCTGCTTGTGGGGTTTGACCTCGACCAGTACAACACGTCCAGACTTGTACTTGATGACGAAGTCCATGAAGTATCGATGTGGCTTCTTATCAGTCTCACAGATGTAGGGGATTACCAACTCTTCGGACATCCATTGTACCACGTCCAGACTGTCATCACACCATTTCATAACGTGTCGTTCCCACCCCGAACGGTAGACGACATTGTCCACGTCCCCAGCATACTTCTCTGGGTTCTTTGGTTTGAACCGTCCTTTATATGTCTTCACGTTTTAATAACACCATGTGGTTCATACGATCGGTAGCAGGGTACGTGAACTCACGTTCTATTTCGTATGGAAAGTCTGATTTGGATAGAAAATGTTGTACCAATCTTTTTGGATTAGGTGAGTCTATCTTCTCATCCATTGACAGTCGGCCGACGTAGTCGTCGAATAGAATGTACTTGGGGTGTGATTGTTGACATAGGTTCAAGTCCCGTGACATACCATCGATGCTGTGATCGCCATCAATGAATATCATATCATAGTGGGACACCTTAGATGGGTCGAGATCGTGTGAACTCATGTGAGTGAACTCGAACCTATCGGGGTACATATCAATGAGTTTATTAGCGTTGACCGCTGTATGGTCGTATTGGCATATATCAATCGAATGATATTTAAGCGAGGTGTCGGTGTTTAGAAAAACGTATGCGCTGTGTCCGTAGTTGAATCCTATCTCCAAGATGTTTTTGGAACGAGTCATCTTCAATATTACATATACCATTCGGCAGGTCATGTCGTTTGGTATAACATGACCTTCTTCATAAGGCGGCCATCCATCGGTAAGGAATTTGGTATCGTTTACTAAGTTCATTGTTTTTATGTATAAATAGTCAAACAGTATTTATAAACATAGGTTCACCCTCATGGCTATACTAGAATTTTTGTCGGAAATATTCGATCTATCACCCGAAGAAAAAACCGAAGCAGCAAAGAAAGAAGAACAACCACAGAATGTTGCTGATAAAGCTCCATCTAAATTAATATTTCCTGTCCATTCTCAAGACAGGTATGGCGCAAGCATATCCTTTAAAATATTTGAGATAGTCCCGCCGGGTCTTACTTCTAGCGCTGCAGATGTTGCTTCTACTCTACAGGGAGATGAAGAATATAGAAAGTTATTAAATGAAGAAGACGAATTAAAGACTAAGAGAAGGGATGGAGAACTAACCGACGCTCAGTACGAAAGAAAGTCTAAAGAAAATAAGAAGGCTATTGATAACAGATTCGTCGAGAAAGGGGGTGAGTTATCCTTTACTAGTAGTGAAATGAGAGACACCGATGAATCTGTAAAGTTGTATTTACCTGTATCACTGCAACAAAATGACGGTCTTAATTATGCAACACCTGAACTGGGTGCTATAGGTGCTGGACTTGCCCAACAATTCAGTGGAGGTAAAGGTATCCTAGGAGCCTTAGCGGACACCGCATCAAAAGGAATGACGGGAGTCATGGATTTTGCTATGGGTAACCTATCTGGTGCTCAGGCAGCACTTGCGATGAACAAGATGGCAACGAGAATAGGTAAGGCTGGCGGAGTTAGCGCAGAGGCGAATATGGCATCATCTCTAGTGGGTGGTGTAACCGTGAACCCTAACGTACGTGCATTATTCAAGGGTGTGAACATAAGAGAGTTTTCATTCGCATTCAAATTTATTGCAAAGAGTGCTGAAGAAGCAAAGGCAGTCAAGAAAATTATTCGAAGATTTCGTATGTATGCCTATCCGGAATCAATTGATGTTGGTGGTGTTAGTGCGGGTTATAAATTCCCACACATGTTCGAATTAGATATTATGTATCAACCGAAAGAAGGATCTCCGGTTCGTGTTGGTAATCGAATGAAAAAGTGTTACCTAAAGTCAATCGCTACTAACTACAATGCCAGTAGTATGGCATTTCACCCAGACGGTCAACCTGTAGAAATCGACCTATCATTAAACTTCGTCGAAGAGAGAACACTGACCCGCGCAGATATTATGGAGGATGATGGATACTAATGTCATATTTTAAGAATTTCCCATTAAGCTTTTATTCCTTTGGCGACAGCGAAGAATCGGCTGTTGTCCAAAACATCGCAACCTATGTTGATATACTAGATGATGTTAAAGGTAATTCAGCATTCTATCAAAACTATTATGTTCAAGGTGGAGAAAGACCAGATCAGACTGCGTTTACTTTATATAGAAATCCTCATATGCACTGGACATTTTATTTAATGAATGATAAGATACGTGAACAGGGTTGGCCTCTAGAATATAGCGGTGTTGTAGAAAAGGCAAAATCGGATTACTCGAACTTTACTATAACAACCACCGGACCTATACACGATACATTTACTATAGGCTCTACCATAACTGGGGGTGATAGTAACGCGACGGGTACTATTGTACATAAGAACTTGGACCTAGGTCAAATCGTAGTTAAGTTATCAAGTGCTTTAGAATTCCATGTGGCCGAGGTTGCCATATGTGAGGGTGATATGGTTACTGTAACTGGGGCGTCCAAAGAATATCTTGCAGCGAACCATTATGTACTTAATAATGAAAGAGTCGATCTTGATCTAAGTAATATGAGTGTTCCTTTAGGTGCAGTTCCAAAAACCAATCTAGATTTCTATATTGAAGAAAATGATAAGTTGAAACAGATACGTGTTATTAAACCGTCGTCTATCAACACTATTCAAACATTGTTTAATGAAGCATTGAGATCGTAATGAGTGATAAAGCCCCAGCAGAACAGGACTTTTCTGATAACCTTTCTATACAGCGTGTATTACTTGAAACTTCTGCTTCTAAACCAACTATTGAGATATCCAGTACAACTAGTGGGATAGACATTTTTGAACACCTCGACAAACCTTATCTAACTGCCGCACTGGCATACGTTGATCAAGAAGATATAATTGGATCATTAGATATTTCAGGTGGTGAGAAAATTACTATAGATCTGAAGAGTATGCAGAACAGTTCAACACGAGTTGTTTCCAAAACATTCTTTATTGATAAGATAGTCAGCGCTGATAAGACATCGGATAATGTAGAGATGTTCGTCTTTCATCTGATCGAAGATATCGGATACCTATCTAACCTACACAATTTGAATAGATCCATGAGTGGCAAGCCTAGTGCTATTATCTCGACTATATCTAACGAGTTCTTTTCAAAAGATATTAAGAGTTCATCTACTGACTTTCAATCAATGAAGGTCATTGTACCTAACTTAACTCCGATAGAGGCTATGTGTTGGATTAAGAACCGCGCATCGACCAGTGACGGGTATCCATTTTATTTGTACTCGACCTTAGTAGATAAAGAGTTAAACTTCAATGATCTCCGAAGCATGATGACAGGAATAAAAATAAATCCAGATATGCCTTTCACCTTTTCAGAAAGCGCATCTGGTAATGATGAACAACCTACAGTCGCTCGCAATAGAACAATAATGAGACATCAAGCTAAGAACACCAACAATATATTTGGATTGATTCGCGAAGGTATGGTAGGGTCCAAGTATTCTTATGTAGATGTAACTAAGAATAAGGTTGTAGACTTCGATTTTAATATCGATAATGAAGTTGTTAAGTTACTAAGACAAGATAAAATTGTTAATAAGGGTACTCCTATATTTGATAGTTCTAGGCTAGATGATACGAAGGGTGATATTACTAGCAGAAAGATCACACAGATAGGCGGTACAAACGCATACGATACACAAAAGTCTTACATGGAAAGTGAAACCAGTGGACAGTATAAACTTAATATCGTCAATCGATCAATGGCGTATATGTTGACTAATAATAAGATAGACATAATCGTTGACGGTGTTGAATTCCTAGACGGAAACGCGAACAAGACTATCGGTAACAAGATCGATATACGGTTTTTACGTAATACCAACACTGAGCAAAAAGACAGAATATATGATAGAAAGAAGTCGGGTGATTTTTTAATCTTCGCATGTAAACATACAATATCCCCAAGAACATATACACTAACTCTATCTGCTATGAAACTATCTAATGGAGAATTGTTATGATACCTAAAAGTTTTGTTGAGTATTATGGAGACCATACACGATGGTTCCTAGGTACCGTGGTCGATATCTTTGATCCACTGAAACTAGGACGTGTTAAGGTCAAAGTGCACGGTGTATACGATGAGATCAAGGATAAAGATTTACCTTGGGCACAAGTGACCATTCCGGTTACAACAGCAATACATGAAGGCAAAGGACAGAATCTTGGTATGTTAGTGGGTACTCAGGTTTTTGGTATCTTCTTGGATGGTCAGAACTCTCAGTTGCCGTTGGTTGTGGGGTCGATTCCGAAAGAAGATGACACAAACGAGAAGGCATTGAATGCATATCCGTACAATAAAGTGTATGAGACTGAGACAGGTCACTTTAAAGAATATGACGATTCTTCAAATGGGCGTATCCGTGAAGAACATAGGTCAGGTACATACTATGAGATGCAAGACGACGGTAGTCGTGATACCACCATACAGGAGAATGACGTTCTACGGGTCAAGGGTGATATAGAGATCAGAGGAGATAAGGACGCTAACATAACTATTAAAGGTGATTGTAATATAATTGTCACAGGTGACGCGAAGATTTCTGCAAATAATGTAACAGTACGGGCGTCCGATAAAATATCCTTATCCGGAACTGTTGTTAAAATAAACTCATGACTAGTTTACCTTGTGGTGGTGGGAACCTACCCACTAAAGCAGATTATGTTAATATGATGAATCAGATCTCTAAGATCCCGTCGGACTTGGAGAGTATGCTAGTGGACGCACAGTCCCAACTGGAAGCACAGAAGACAGAGACACTAGACCAAATAGAAGATCTCAAACGTCAAGCGAGAGAGGCTGAGGGTGACGCACGTGCGCAACTAGACGCAGAGATTGAGAAACTAGAATCAATGGACATTGGTCTGGAGATTCAGAAAGAAATAGAAGATCAGATAAAAGAGATTACCGATACGATAGAGGGAGTTGGTGATCTACTGGCCCCGTGGTGGCAGAAAGGTCAGGTACGAGATTGGGAAAAGGAAGCGGAAGACGCATTCACTGAACTCATACAGGACTACCATATATTCATTCCCATGAAGATCATGGAACTTATCAGTGCAATCATACCAGTGACATTTACTGTGCCTATACTTGGACTATCCATAGATGTTTTGAAAATATCTACCGCTGAAGAACAAGAGAGACTCAAGGCACAGATTAGTGGAGACACCGAAGGGTTCCGCGCAAGTCTACAGCAACTGAAGGATGATTTTGAAAGTGGTAAGTTAGAACAAGATGCCTATGACTCTGCGATGGATACGCTACAGGAAACGAAGAATCAAATCGTTGATACCTTTTATAGCTTAGTTCCAGCCGAGTACCAATACTTCAACGGTGAGTTTGGTGTGGAATGTGGTGAGTGGAAGGCAAAACTAACATGGTCTTATATCAAGAACGAGATCATGGCGTTTGTTACCGGATCATTATTTGAACTGTTCGATAAATTAATCGGTAAGTTCAAAGCGATATGGGACCCATTAGGATTACCCTCTTTACCTATACCGTTAGACTTTGATATTGCAGCATGGATACGTGCTCAGGTAGAGGCGGCAAAGGTCAAGGCAGAACGTGAAATAAAACGCATAGAGGATCAGGCAGAACAACTACAATCCGATATAGAGAACTTTGACATGGATGCAGAGATCACTAAAATTAAAGATGACATGTTATCACAGATCACTGATCTTGCGCTACCATTTCCCGCACCATTCAATATACCATTAAAGGATGTGTTCGGGGGTGATATTGATAAGAAAACTATCTGTATAGAAGATGAGATACATCAATTGACTACTGCGGCTAGGGATTGGTTCGAAAACGCAAAGAAAGGACTACTATTCGATTGGGTTAAGATTGTTAAGAAGTTTTTCAATGCTATAGGATTAGGTGCTATATTTGATTTTATTGACTTGACTTTATGTGACGTTCTTGGTATGATAGGTATCCCAACTTCATTCGATATAACTTTACCTGAATTGCCGCCAATCGATGTTGCAATTCCTGTATAAATAGTACAAAAAGAGTTGATAGACTAATGGCAAAGAATTTTTCAATAGAAGATGGTAATCTATATAACGCTCCGATCACTACATCGATTAAGCGAATCAACAAAGATATCGATACTAGTTTTACCGCAAAACCTTCTACAGGTGACATCTATAAGGTCACCGATGCTGCGGCAGTCAAACAATCAGTTAAAAATTTATTAATGACGGAAAGAGGTAAGACACCTTTCCGTCCGTATTATGGTGGAGGTTTGGAAACTTTTCTATTCTCTCTATCAACCGATCTAGAACCATCCGATATTGAGAACAGAGTACGACAAACTATTGAAGCACATGAACCTAGAGCAAAATTAGTAGACGTGGAAGTTACCATCAAAGAAGATTACAATGCCGTTAATGTGGTTATTGTATTTGATGTTATAGGATCTACTAAACGAGTAAGTCTAGGACTAACTATTGCAAGGACAAGATAAATGACTATTAATTCATCTGACTTAGATTTCTATGATATCAAGTCTAAACTAAAGACGTACTTCAAACAAAGTGATGAGTTTGCAGATTATGACTTTGAGGCAAGTGGGCTGTCTAATATTATGGATGTGCTGGCATACAATACACACGTCAATGGTCTTATTGCAAACATGTCAATCAATGAATCGTTCTTGAGTACATCTCAATTACGTTCATCCGTCGTATCTCATGCAGAGAGTCTAGGGTATTTCCCTACATCGATGACTGCAGCTCGTGCGGTGGTAGATGTTGAAATAACAGTATTGAATAATGCGCCCACATCTTTACCACTAAATGCAGGGTCCAAGTTCTTCGTCACAATCGACGAAACTAACTATGAGTTCTTTACACTACAAACCTATGAAGCGATTAATGATACCACAGGTAAGTTTGTATTTCCTAATGTAACACTAGTAGAAGGAAAAGTCAAGACAAAAACTTTCTTGGCTGATAGTAATATAGATGTACCATACGTCATATCAGATAATAATATAGATGTTTCTACTATGTCTATATCGGTATTCCCTAACGGAAACTCAAGCGAGTCTAATAGTTATTTCAATATAAAAGAAGTTGCGACGATTACCGATCAATCTCGTGTTTACATCGTACGCGAATCAATGAATGGTTTTTATGAAGTATTGTTCGGTGACGGTAATGTGCTTGGTCAGCGACCACAAGCAGGTAATATAATTTCAATCGAGTATATCTCTACCTCTGGGGTAGAGGGAAATGGTGGTTCTGAATTCAACCTGAATGAATATACGGGAGAAGACTACTCGACTAATATATCTTTGGTATCTGCATCAGCGGGAGGTTCTTCCCGTGAGTCTATTTCTCAGATCAAGATGAACGCGCCTCTGGCATTCTCTGCACAAAACCGTTTGGTTACTGCTGACGATTACACGGGTATGATCATGAGTAAATATGGTAGTTATTTAAGAGACGTTTCAACATGGGGTGGTAATGATAACATACCCCCACAATATGGTAAAGTTTTTGTTAGTTTAAATTTTGCTGACGGTATAAATGAAGAATCCAAAGCTACGGTTGAGAACTTGATCCGTAGTCAGTTGACATCCAACTTATCTATTATGTCTATAGATACAGAATTCGTCAATCCTGAAATTACTTATTTGGAACTAGTTACTAGATTCAATGTTGATCCAGTCAAGAATATTCCTGCCTCACAATTAGAAGTTGCGGTCGAATCTATTATTACTGAATATACAAATTTGACATTGAGTTCATTCGATTCATCATTCAGACGATCTAATCTATTAACTCTGATAGACAATCACTCCAACGCAATCCTAAACTCTAAGATGGAAGTCAAAGTTCAACAACGATTGGACATCGATTCTATAGTTACTGATTTAAATGTTGCTAGAAAAGCACTAGATCCTCAGTCAGAAGACTTGACTTTTTTGGAAAAAGACTTTACAATAAACTACCCAGTCGTTATCGCTTCGCCAGATAAAGATGATCATATTATTCAATCGTCTATGTTTAAGTGGTATGATAAAAACGTATTTGTTAGAAATGAACTGGGGTCTACCCGATTACAATTGTTTGATGTCAACGGAGATGTCAAATTAAGCAATGCAGGTTTCTATGATGCAGCTAAAGGTACCGTGAATCTCAGGGCCCTTCGTATTGATGTAGACGGTTACTTGAGCAGCGGATTAAAAATATCTGCAACTCCAGCCAACCAGAGCACAATATCCCCGCTGAGGAATTACATCATAAAACTAGACTCAAGTGGATCTACAGTAATCAGTAATACAGAGCAAGGGTCTACTAAGGTCTTATTATAATGTCCGAATTTCTAGAGAATCAATATAGGATTAATCCTAAATTCCACCAGAATCAAGTAAAGAGTATTCTACCTGAGTTTTATCAAACAGAATATCCTAAACTAGTTTCTTTTCTAGAGACGTATTATAAGTATACGGGTGAAGACGGATCTATTTCTTTTGACGAACAAATTCAAAGATTGTTCAATATAAGAAACATTGCATCAACAGATCTACGATATTTGGATCTATTAATTTCTGAGCTTAGCGATGGATTAGAATCTGCTTCGTTCTATAAGAATCCGCGATTAATGACAAGATTACTTGCGGACTTATATCGAGCAAAAGGAACACAAATATCAACTGAACAGTTTTTCAAAGCATTCTTTAATGAAGATGTTGAAGTATCTTATCCTAAGAAAGATCTCTTTATTTTGAATGATAAACCTGGCGGTTCATTAATTGGACCTCAGTCACTACACTATATTCAAGACGATAGACGATATCAAATATTCTCAGTTCTTTTGAGAACAGGTCTATCGTTATTAGATTTTGAAACGTTATATAAAAAACTGATACATCCAGCAGGATTCTATCTTGCAGTGGAGACTGTCACTCAGAGTTCTGCTGAGGTTGGTCTTGAAGCTGGAGAAGTTACAGATCCTCTAGAAGTACCTAACTATGCTATCGAACTCCAGACCAGACAGATGGGTTCACATGTACAAGCAAGATATTCTCTACTTACTATGGAAGAGAATGACGATATTGATAAACGAACTCAGGATCAGAAAGACACTGCTACAGGTATTGTCGTGAGTTCTTTAGAAACACTAGACAAATATGATGACATTTCTTTACAGCAGTTGGTAGATGATTTCACCACAGTCGCAGAATGGGCAGGCGTGAAATCCCCAACATTGGATGATGAAGGTTTAGACCTATCTCAAGATTATGAAACTTTAGACGCATCAGACCACTAATAACGGAATCCAAAATGACAAGAAGAATTCTAGACACAGGCGGAGCTGCCAACGACGGGAAGGGGGATACTCTTCGTGAAGCCAGTGAAAAAATTAATGCAAACTTCCAAGAACTTTATGATCTAACCACACTGTCAGGTGATGGTGATATTACTATAGGAGATCTTAGTGATATCGTTGATAGCTCTGTAAGCAAAGCAATCGGAAGTGCAGATCTAGGCGATGCTATTAGTAATAGTGCTACAGTAAGTTCTTTAGGTACACGGGTAACTCAGAACGAAGGATTGATAACAACACTTGATCAGCAAATCGCTGACATCAACACATTAATTGAAAATACTGATATCGGCGAAAAGGGCCCGCAGGGTGATCCAGGCCCGATAGGACCACAAGGATCTCTAGGATGGCAAGGTACTGTTGGACCTATAGGACCACAAGGTAGCGTTGGTGCTCAAGGAGAACAAGGTGTTCAGGGTAACGTTGGTGAACTAGGACCACAAGGTAATGTTGGTGCTCAGGGCGAACAGGGTGTCCAAGGTAACGTTGGTGAACTAGGACCACAAGGAGAACGGGGCGCACAAGGAGAACAAGGTGTCCAAGGTAACGTTGGACCATTAGGTGCACAAGGAGAACGAGGTGCTCAAGGAGAACAAGGCGTTCAAGGAAACGTCGGTGAACTAGGTCCTCAAGGAGAGCGGGGTGCTCAGGGTTTCCAAGGCGTTCAAGGTAATGTCGGTGAACTAGGACCACAAGGTAACGTTGGTGCTCAAGGAGAACAAGGTGTTCAGGGTAACGTTGGACCATTGGGTGCTCAGGGTATTCAGGGTTCTCAAGGTGAACAAGGTGTCCAAGGTAATGTCGGTGAACTGGGTGCACAAGGGGAACAAGGTGCACAAGGAGAACAAGGTGTTCAAGGTAATGTTGGTCCATTAGGTGCACAAGGTCAGCAAGGCGCACAAGGGGAACAAGGTGTCCAAGGTAACGTTGGTCCATTGGGTCCTCAAGGTGAGGCCGGCGCACAAGGTGAACAAGGTGTCCAAGGTAATGTTGGTCCATTAGGTGCTCAGGGCATTCAGGGTTCTCAAGGTGAACAAGGTGTTCAAGGAAACGTTGGACCTCTAGGACCACAGGGTGGACAAGGTGCTATAGGTGAACAGGGCATCCAAGGTAATGTTGGTCCATTAGGTGCTCAGGGTGATCGGGGACCACAGGGCTTCCAAGGTATTCAAGGTAATGTTGGTCTATTGGGTCCTCAAGGTTCGCCGGGTACGGTTGGTCCACAGGGTGTTCAAGGTAATGTCGGTGAGATAGGACCACAAGGAGAAGCTGGTGCTCAAGGGTCCACTGGACTTCAAGGTAACGTCGGTCCATTGGGTGGACAGGGTGTCCAAGGATCACAGGGTACTGTCGGTGTTCAAGGTAATGTCGGTGTTCGTGGTGCACAAGGTGAAGATGGACCACAAGGTTCTACCGGCGTACAGGGTGAAGTAGGAGATAAAGGTGCTCAGGGTGAAGCAGGCCCACAGGGATCTGCTGGTATTCAGGGCAACGTCGGAGACAAAGGTTCTCAAGGCGATAAGGGAGAACAAGGAGAGCAGGGTCTACAAGGAAACGTTGGAGACAAAGGTGTCCAAGGTAGTCAAGGTTTTCAAGGTTCTGTTGGCGTTCAAGGTAACGTTGGTGATAAAGGTGCTCAGGGAGACACTGGTGCACAGGGTCTAGTTGGTCCTCAAGGTGCAGTCGGAGACACTGGTGCACAAGGTGAAACTGGAGCCACAGGAGAAAAAGGTGCAACTGGTGAAACTGGAGCGCAGGGTGGTCAAGGTCTTACTGGTGATCCAGGCCCTAAAGGTCCAGCAGGAACTACGCCAGGCCCAGTAGGTCCACAAGGATTGCCTGGCGATGCGGGTCCTCAAGGACCAGCAGGTACAACCCCAGGCCCAGTAGGTCCACAAGGTGCTACAGGTGACGCAGGTCCACAAGGTGCTGTAGGTGATACTGGTGCACAAGGTGAAACAGGCGCACAGGGTATTGTAGGACCGCAAGGTACAGTTGGTTCTCAAGGTAGTGCAGGTGCACAGGGTCAAGCTGGTGCCCAAGGTGCGGTTGGATTCCAAGGTGCACAGGGACTAGTAGGTAATCAAGGTGCTGTAGGTGATCAGGGTGCTCAAGGTGATACTGGTGCGCAGGGTAATGCGGGTACACAAGGAGCAGTAGGTAACCAAGGTGCTGTAGGTGATCAGGGTGCTCAAGGTGATTCTGGTGCTCAAGGTGACACTGGACCGCAAGGTGCTGTAGGTTTCCAAGGTGCACAGGGATTAGTAGGTAATCAAGGAGAGCAAGGTGCTCAAGGCGCAGTTGGATTCCAAGGTGCACAGGGACTAGTTGGACCACAAGGAGAACAAGGTTCCCAAGGTGCTGTAGGTTTCCAAGGTGCCCAAGGTCTAGTTGGACCACAAGGTGAGCAAGGTTCCCAAGGTGCTGTTGGATTCCAAGGTGCACAGGGTCTAGTAGGTAATCAAGGAGAACAAGGGGATAAAGGAAATCAAGGCGAGCGTGGAGCTCAAGGTTTAGTAGGTCCTCAAGGAGAACAAGGTTCTCAGGGTGAAGTTGGATTCCAAGGTGCACAGGGTCTAGTTGGACCACAAGGTGAGCAAGGTTCCCAAGGTGAAGTTGGATTCCAAGGGGCGCAGGGTCTAGTAGGTAATCAAGGTGAACAAGGTGCCCAAGGTGCGGTTGGATTCCAAGGTGCACAGGGTCTAGTTGGACCACAAGGAGAACAAGGTTCTCAGGGTGAAGTTGGATTCCAAGGCGCCCAAGGTCTAGTTGGACCACAAGGAGAACAGGGTGCACAGGGTGCTGTAGGTTTCCAAGGTGCACAGGGACTAGTTGGTCCTCAAGGTGAGCAGGGAGGCCAAGGTGAAGTTGGTTACCAAGGTGCTCAAGGTCTAGTTGGACCGCAAGGTGAGCAGGGTGCCCAAGGTGCTGTTGGATTCCAAGGCGCCCAAGGTCTAGTTGGACCACAAGGAGAACAAGGTGCCCAAGGTGAAGTTGGTTACCAAGGTGCTCAAGGTCTAGTTGGACCACAGGGAGAACAAGGTGGTCAAGGTCCCGTAGGCTACCAAGGTGCCCAAGGTCTAGTTGGACCACAGGGAGAACAAGGTTCTCAGGGTGCTGTAGGTTACCAAGGTGCACAGGGTCTAGTCGGACCACAGGGAGAACAAGGTGGTCAGGGAGCAGTTGGATTCCAAGGTGCACAGGGTCTAGTCGGACCACAGGGAGAACAAGGTGGTCAGGGAGCAGTTGGATTCCAAGGTGCACAGGGTCTAGTAGGTAATCAGGGTGCTGTAGGTAATAAAGGTGCTCAAGGTGAGGTAGGTAATAAAGGTGCTCAGGGTGAAGATGGTCCTCAAGGTGAACAGGGTGGACAAGGTGCTGTAGGTAATAAAGGTGCTCAAGGATCTGTAGGTGACCAAGGTGCTCAAGGTGCCGTAGGTAATAAAGGTCCTCAAGGTGAGGTAGGTAATAAAGGTGCCCAAGGTGAGGATGGACCACAAGGTGACCAAGGCCCTCAAGGTGGGGTGGGTGATAAAGGACCTCAAGGTGGAGTAGGTGATAAAGGAGCCCAAGGTGAAACTGGAGCGCAGGGTGAACAGGGTGGACAAGGTGCTGTTGGAGATCAGGGACCACAGGGAGTTTCTGGTTCAGTAGGTGCACAGGGTCCAGTCGGAGGATTTGGTAATGCAGTATTGTTTGATACCAGCTCAAATCTACCTAGTAACATTAACTCAACTGCATCAGCTATGATTAGACAGTTCCGTACAGTGAACACTATATATGCTGGGGATGTTTATTGGCATATTGGAACTGGTCGTGTTTACAGGGCAACAGTTGACAGAATAAATACTACGACGAATTCCACTTTTACTGAGTTGACAAATAACCAAGGATTTGTGGATATGAGTGGACTACTAAATACAGGGACAGCACCCAATGAACGTATTGAGTTCACAAGTAACAGTATTGATATCTTTGACAATAGCAATAATCTAAGAGTCAAGATTGGTAAAATATCGTAATTGAATACACCCCCGAAAGGGGGTTCCACATACAGGTATATTATGTTTACAGTAATTGATAATTTTTATGCAGATCCCGACTCAGTTCGGGATTATGCTTTAAGTCTAGACTTTAATGTTTCGGGTAACTATCCCGGCCTAAGAACATCTCCATGTACCAATGCTGGTGGATATGTTGATTCTATGAAAAACTCTTTAGAGGGGATCATAGGAAAAGCAATAACATACTTTCCACTAGACAACTATAACACTTCCTTCCAATACACTACCGAAAACTGCAAGACATGGATTCATCACGATAAAATGTCCTATGCGGGAGTCGTGTATCTAACGCCTGACGCGCCTCTAGATTCCGGAACTGCAATCTATAAACATAGACAGACTGGAATTATGAAACATGAAGATTCATGTCCAGTAGATTTTAATGAATTCCAGTTGGTTGAAGGTGACTGGGACATTGTTGCAGAATCTAAAAATATTTACAACCGACTGGTATTATATGATGCGATGTACTATCATCGCAGTGTAGTTCCCGGCTTTGGTTCAAACCAATACGACGGTAGATTATTTCAGACATTCTTCTTTGAGGCAGAATAATGAAATTGATGACAACGTTGTTGACTTCCAACGACATCCCTAAGTTAGCACGATTAGTTAAATCTGCCCAACAAGTCATCAAAATTGAACCAATCGAATGGGAAGTGGTGATCGTTGTAAATAGTATTCATGAAGGATACTATGAAGATGTATGCGCACTTAATTTACCATTCCGTGTAGTCAATACGGAAAGTAATGGTAAACCAGGCCGTGGTAAAAATGCATGTCTAGATGTATTTCTAGAAAGTGACTGTGATTTTGTATCTCAGATCGATGGAGATGATTTTTTATA